TCAGTCAACATCCACTTTGAAAGTGATCTGCAAACTATCGCCTGAAGCTACATTTACAGCAGTAAAGACCTGTCTGCAAAGTAAAACTCCGCTTGAAGCAGCACTCAAAACGCCGGCCTCTGTAACAGCCTTAGTTCCGGTGAAATTGAAAGTAACAACATCTTGCGCAGTATCGTCAGTTACGTCAGTAGTGACACGTGTGCAAGTTGCGCTAGCTCTCTCTCCACCAGCGTCGGTGATTTCTGCTTCCAAAGTAGTGTCAGTCAAAGCAGCAGCAGTTGTCCCCGTTCCAATAGCAATATATGTGAAAGCTGGCACGCTTCCCGCGCCATTGATCCTTGAAGCAACCCCAGCTTTTCCTGCATTTGTTACCATATTTTTTAATTTTGTTTCTCAATTAATTTTTTGTCTGACCATTTTCCTAAAAGCCGTGAAATGACTGGTATGTAAATAAGTTTGGTATGCGGATTTAACCACCCTTTTTCTAACAGCAATTTGCATAATGCATTTTCCTGAAAGATCGGTTTAATATTTCCGTTCTTGTCCTTTAAAACAACTTCGTAATATTCCTTAACTCCGCACTTCCCTTTATTTTCTACCATTGCTTGGCTCATAATTCTAATCCGTTCAATTCGTTAATTGTTTCGCTGGCCTTAGCGTGCAATTCGTCCATTTCTTTATTCTTAACAGCCATTTCAATTTCGGCGTTATAATTGGCAACATACTTTTTCAAGTCCTCTTTGATTTCCTCCGCAGTTGCCGTCAAAGGATAACCAAGTTTTCTAATCTCAATCAATTTTCCGTCCTCCCATAATTCCAATTCAACATCTAAAAATGTTGAGTTGTTTTCTTGGAGAATGGCTTTTGTGATTGATTTTATATTTCCTGTAATCATTGTTTTTGATTATCCTACCCGCGCCCTTGCGAGCGCGGATAAGAAAATTACTTATTAAGCAACCACAATGTCGTTGACATCAGTATCGCGGAGATTGTAGACGTGTGCAGTTACGGACGAGGTAACAGCAGCAACAGCAGTTACTAAAACGGCTCTAATATACTTCTTTGTTGGCTTCAAATCATAAACAGCGTTTCCGCTTGCTGTGATTTGTGTGCAAACCTGCAAATCTGTATAAGTTGATCCGTCGTTGCTTTCCTGAATAGTAACATCCAAAGTTCCACCAGTAGCCACAGTTCCCACATCAATCATAACCAAAACTCTTTCGGCCAATCCGCCAATGTATAACTTTGTTCCATTGAAAGTTCCGGCGCTTCTTGCTGTTGCAGCAGCCAAGGTTACTGATTTTATATTATCTGATAATTTCATATTCTTTTTGTGTATTATTTTTTATCAATAGACCTTTATTAAGAAGCGTCTTTCAAGACAACGAAAGCGCTTTGAATAGCTGGCGCGCCGTCCACTCTCTTGATAAATCTATATGCTGTTTCGTCATAGTTAAATCTGACGTGTGAAGAAACATCAATAGTCAAACCTTTTCTGTCGCCAATGTAATAATATGCAGGATTGCATAAAATTAAATCTCCCTTAGTTCCAACGGCTGGCAATTTATCAGTAACAATAACCGGCTTGCCCATTAAAGTTGAAGGCACTCCCTCCTGATAAGATTGCAAGAAAAGCAAATCGCCCTTAGTTTCGTCAATGGCCGATCCGTTATAAACTCCTGATCTTAATCTCATTAAGTGTTTCATACCCTCCTTTGTGGTAATCCACACAGCGCCGTTTTCTGCCCAAGCTGGCAAATCAGCCCACATATTTTCAACATCGGCAGATTTAATATAGCTGTCAGTAGTTCTAGCTCTCAAAGTAACATTTGGATCGTTAATAATACCCATTGGCTGGCCAGTTCCCGTTCCGCGTAAGAAGCGATAATCTTCTTCATAGGCAATAGCTTTTCCGAACCATTGCACCAAAAAGTTTGCCAAGTTAACAATGCTGTCCTCCAATATTTCGTTTGGAATTTGTGAATAGCCAATCATCTTGTTGGCATTCAACATAATCTTTTTGAAAGTTGGAGAAGTAGAACTTGCAGAAGTTGACTCGTCGCCCCAACTAATTGACACTCCGGCGAATTGGCTTGCTGACTGATCAGCAACCGGCCAAGCAACTTTATCCCTACTCATAGGAACAACAGTAGCGCGAGGCCTAATTACGCTGTCCTCAATAGCGTAGCTTAATATTTCGGCTTTCAATTCCTCAGGAACAAGGAAACCTCCGTCCACATCGCTGTTTTCCGAAAGTCCTTTTCCGATAACAGTTCCTTTTGATTTTACATATTCCTTGAACTGTCCAACCCAATTTTCAACTTCATTTGAAAGTTTAACAAAAGGGTAATTTCTTTTTAACAAAGGATTAGTCTGTAAAATGCATTTATCCTCTTTTGCTCCCAAATTTAATTGAGACGCTTTCAAGTCAATAATGTTTCCAATCTTATCAGACAATTCCTTTTCTAATGCTTCATCAATAACATCTGACATATTTTTATTTTATTTCTTGTTTAATTTTTACTATCTCTTTGTTCAAAACCTTTACTAGCGTTCTTAAAATGCATAATCTATTTGCCTTTTGATCGGCCTTAATATTATCATTTTCTGCGACCTTGCCTTTTGCGATATTCGGTATAACTCCAATAATATCGCTTAATTGTTTTTCCAATGCCTCCACGCGCCTCTCTAATGCCTTTTCCCCCTCTGCTTCCGGCTCTGCTGGCTCTGCTGGCGCTTCTACTGGCGTTTCAACGGCCTCTGCTGGCTTCTCCGGCTCTTTGTCCTCCTTTGCCTCCTCTCCGGCCTCAGCCCCTACCTGCACGGCTTCCTCGCCTACCTTTTCGGCTTCTCCCTCCGGCTTTTCGGCTTCCGGCTCTTTTTCTCCCTCCTGATCCGCTATTTCCCCCTCCAATTCCTTGCTTATAAGATTTAATCCCTTTGCTTTGGCAAATTCCAGCGCTTTTCTGCTTGTGGCCAATGCTCTTGGATCTGCCGGTATTCCCACCCAGCTAATTTCGTATAACTCCTGTTTCGTAATGTTAAATCCGTTCTCTTTATTCGGCGACATTTCCAAAGGAATAAACCCAACCGATAAAGCATTCAAAAATCCATTTTCAAAAAGCGTGCGAAGTTCTTGCGCGAAAGGAGTAGGCGCCCAAGTTCCTTTAACTTGTAATCCTTTATCGTCAACCCAAACTTTGTCCGCTCTTGCAACCGGCGGATTACTTGGATTATGCGACCACAACATCACAGGATTTTTCTTGAAGTTTCCTAACTCCCAGCCCTGTGCGTCAACCACGTCGCCCATTCTATCTTTTTTGCCGGAATTGGCGATAGCTTCAAAGCCCCCCAATTCCTCGTTTTCTTTTAACGCCTTAGCTTCGGCGAAAATAAATCTTTTTGTGTCCATACTTTTATTTTTATGTTTTTTTTGTCCTTGTAAAGTGTGTTAAGTTTTTAAACATTGTCAAAGTTCGCAATCTCCGTGCAACGGCAATTAATAACTTCCTCCGGATCTCCGGCCGGATCGCTCGGAAACCTCAACCCATTGCTGTATCTCTCATTTAATTTAATAACTTCTCCGTCCATTTCCGCGTGGCTCTCTCTTGTTCTTTCGTCCCTAGTTGCAACCCATTCTTTATAATCCACAACTCCGCTCTGTTTCCACGCTTCGTTATGGCTCTCGTTAATGGCCATTGCCGTTTCTGTCCTTGCAATAGTTTCAACTCTTGCCTTATTATCAAAAATATCGTTTAGCTTTTCTGATATTGTGTCTATGCCCTCTCCGTCGTTTATTCCCTCCTTAATAATATTCTTAATCTTGTCCGCCGTTGTGTCGTTAACTTCGTTTGCAAATTTCAATGCTTTGCTATCAATAAATCTGTTTATCGCCGGCGTTAACTTAAACTCTCCTCCCACTAATTGCGACGCGCGCTTTCCGTTTCTCAAAATAATGTCCTTATAAAATGGCAAACTCGTCTGCTTAAAAATCTCCTTTTCAATATCCCAATTAACATCAATTTCAATTTCAACTTTTTTCTTTTTTCCTTTCAAACCCTTTTCCACTAATCTCATTTGCCCTCTAATTCTATCCTCCTGTTTCTGAAAAAGTTTTTTAACTAAAATCTTGAACAATCTTGTGTCGCTTGTTAATCCTTTTTCAAACTCAAACCACCACTTATCTTTTTGATCTTTGCTAAATGGCCGTCTGCTCTCGGCTTTTTTTTTAATATTGTCTATAACTCCTCTCGTCAATTTTTGTATTGTCTTATATCTCCTCTTGCCTTGCAAAAATCTTTTAACTATTTTCTGATTTTGTTTTTTCTCCCAGCCCGCCTTATCAATTTTTAATCTCAATCTTTTCTGATTATCTGCATTTGTATTGTCGGTAGTTTCTCCCGCGTCGCTCAACGGCACAACGCTAAAAGGTATCAATATTTCGTCCCCTCCCTCCACCAAAGGCAAGTTTTCCCTCTCTCTAACTTCATTAATCGTCATCCACCCATTTTGCAATCCGC